AGGAGAAGCCTTTGCTGGAATGGTTGGACCTAGAAGCATACAAATGCTAGATGATGCAATAGATGCTTTTGGTGGATATTTTAAATTGTTAAAAACTGCAGAGCCAGCAATTAAAGCAGACTTGGGTGGCAAGCTTCAAGCTTTAGCAGATGGTGACTTTGATTTTTTAAAAGAAAGTCCTAAGCCTAAAACTACAACTGCAGGTGCACAAGTAACAGGTCAAGGGACAACACCAGTAGATCAACCTAGTCCTAATGCAATAACTAAACCAAAGTCTTTAGTTAATCCTTTATTTAAAACTTCTAAAACTAGAGAGTTAGTAAATGATTCTAACTTTGGAGATAAAAATCCTTTTTATAGTTCTATAGATTCTGCAATAGAAAACTTACCTGTAGGTAAAAATGGTATAAAAGGTAGCAATGTTATTAAGTACCTTACAAAAAAAGCACCTAATATAAATATGAGAGAGTTGTACTGGTCAGGCATGTTAGAAAATGCACCTATGCGTGGTGTAACAGACTTTTTAACTGGTGACACAACTATTGGTCAAAAAGGTATTAACCCTAATAGAACGTATAGTAAACAAGAGTTAAGGTATATGGCAAATGTATCTGTACCTCAAGTAATAGTAAAAAAACTTACTTCTTTATCTACCAAGTATCAAAATCAACCTAAGTGGAAAGGTATGCAACAAGTGCCTATGAATATTTTTACACTAGAGCCTATAAATATTGCTACCTCTCAAAATACTCCGACCCCTCCAAGTATACTTAATCGCCCTGCAATGCCAACAAGTACAAATGGACAACAAACTTTTAGAATTGGACGAGGGAACTTCGAAGGTGGACAATCCCCTAATTCTGAATATGTAGAATATTTAATTACTAATGTAAATTCTAGAGGTAGTACATACCCTAAATCAGATGCACATTGGAGAGTAGATAATAAAGATGAAACTGTACTTGCTCATGTAAGAGGTTCTTTTATTCCTATTATATACCCTGATGGAAGCAAACGAAAGACTAACAAACATACAACTACAAACGTATTTGTAGTAGATGAAATACAAGCTGACCCTGCACAGAAATCACCTGCAGAAGTTAGAGCAGATAAACCTAGTGCAGTTGCATCACAAAAAACTTCTAAAGAAACTGCAAAAATTTCAACTGCGCCAGAGGTAGATGTTAAAACAGCATTGACTACTAACTTAACTAAAGCAATAGATGAAATTGGAAGACCACCTGAATTTATACCTACTAGTGATAGATTTAATCGTATTTTTGGTGTTGATGAAAATGATGCTTTTTCTGTACAGACAGATAAAGTAAATCAAGGTTTAAAAGAAATAGCTGAAACCCTTGCAGATGTAGAGAAAAAATTTCTTGCTAATGATTTAGATAGAGATGAAGTTGCTGAAGTTATCAGTGCAACTTTTAATGATAGCCTTAAAACAACTGCCATATTAAGAAACACTACTGGTCCCGGTGCATTTCCTGAAGCTGTTATGAATCAAATAAAACTTAATGTTTTAGGAGATTTAATTTATGGTAAAGGTACAGTAAAAAGAACTCCTGTTTTAAAAACTAAACTTGAAGAAGTAATATTAAACTCTTTAGGTGGTAAACCTATTGCACCTACAGATATTACCCCTGTAGGTACAGGTGACAGTATTAGGCTTGGACTATTATCTATAATGAGAGAGGCTGTTAAGAAAAAAACTAATACAATAGTTATCCCACCTGTAGATGATTTAATGAAAGCACATAGTCTTGGTGAAAAATCAACAAAAGAAACTTATGAAGATGCTATGATGAAAGCATTAAGAATTTTAAGGTCAGAAACAAATAAAAAAGTTAGTTTTACAAAAGGTAAGATAGACGGATTACAATTTGATAGTGATAAAAACTATTTAATAATTAATTTTGATTCTGATATAGTAGATGAAACTAAACAAATAAGATTTGCCGAAGGGGGCTTAGTTTAAACATGGACGAACAAATGGAAATGGTACTTAAAGAAGGTGGCATTAGAGATGATGGCCTTAATGTTGACCCTGTATCGGGCAATGAAATCCCTTCTGGTTCTCTTGCTGAAGAAGTAAGAGATGACATACCAGCACAACTTTCTGGTGGTGAGTATGTCGTACCTGCTGATGTAGTCAGATTTTTTGGTGTAAAGTATTTTGAAGATTTACGTATGGAAGCAAAATCAGGCTTGCAAGATATGGAAAGAAATGGTAGGATAGGTGGTGAACCTGTTGAACCACAACAACAGATGGCACAAAATACTAATCAAGGTATTACTGAGGCAGACTTACAAGCACTAGAAGCTATGATGACCACTGGTGCTTATGAAGGTGGTCTTATGGATAAGATTGCTTACACAGTTAAAAATGATCCTGTGGTTAATGAACGAGTTAATAAAAAAGGTACATCAGTAGGTTTTGCTGAAGGTGGTCAAGTATCTAGTATGTTTGGTGACCCTAATCAAATTGACAGTATCATTGATCAAGTTTCTATTATGGCACAACAAAACCCTGCTATTGCAAAAGAATTAAATCAACGTGGTATAGCTGTAGGTCAAATGCCTAAGCAAGCTAATACACAACAAATGCAACCAAGGAATACCCCTGCACAAGTTACTAACCCTGTAAGTCAACAGATGGCTGTAGGTGGTACACCTGATCCTTTTGCTAGGTTTAGAGTACCGGGTCTTAGTAGCTCATCAGGAATGGGTATGCCACAGGCTGTAACTCCTGATATCACTGCTACTCCTACTCCTGTAGTTTCTGATCCAGTTACTGCACCATCAGTAGCTACACCTGATGTAGGTCAGTGTGGTGAAGGTCGTATGTGGAATGGCTTCCAGTGTGTACCTGCTCGTAGAACAAGTGATGATAATGGTAGTGGAGGAGGCTCTGGTGGTGGAGGTGGAGGAGGCTCTGGTAAAAGTTGGTTTGAAGAAGAAGACATACTTAACATTGATAGTTTTGTAGACGATCAATTATCAGGTATGAAACCTGAAAGTGGTAGAGCAGATAAAAGTTTTGTTGGGAATTTGATTGGTGGAATGCCAGCAGTACAAATAGCAACAGGCATTTCAAAATTAACTAATATCTCTAAAGCAAGAGCAGCAGTAGAATTAAATCAAAAAGCAGGTTTAATTACTGAAGCTGAAGCTGATGCTTTAGATGCTAAAATTAATGCTGCTGCAAGTAGTGCAGGAATACTTGATGCAGCTAACAAATTTGCACCCGGTTCTATGAGAAGGTCTGCTGGTGAAAGAAGGGCAGATAAATTTGGTAACAAAGACGGAGAAACTTCTCAAGAAGAATTAAAAGCTTGGATGGAATCTGTAGGTGTTAGCACAGGAGATGAGACTGTAGTAGAACCTGAGTCAACAGGTACAGGAGGTACAGAAGGTCCAGTAGCACCAGCAGGTACAACAAGTGTAGCAAGCCCATCTACTAGTGCTGATAATGATAGAACTACAGATGCTGAAATACAAAGTATGCAAGATGCAAGAGCTAGAGATAGGGCGCAAGCAGATGAAAAAGAAAGAGCAGATAAAGCTTCTAGAGGTGGTGGATATACAGGTACATCTAGTAAAGCAAGAGAAACTTCTCAAAGAACTAAATCTGATTTAGAAGAAAATTATGGCCCCGGCCTTAATAAAGGCGGCTTAATGAAAAAGAAAAAGAAAAAATAGATTAATAATAATCTATCCATAATAACAATAAGGCTACCCAGCTACGGCTGGCCCCAACATAAAGGAGATGGATATGCCTGAACTACAAACAATGGAAAGCCCTAAAGTTGCAGGGTTTTTAAACCCTAACCACAACAATCGTAATCGTAAACGTATTGAAGAGGATGAAAAAGAGCTTGAAGAACTCCAAGGTGCTAAAGAAGAGGTTGCCGAAGAAGAAACGTCCGATACAGAAGATGAAGAAAAGACGTTATCAAGAGAAGAAAAATCTTTTAAAAAAAGATATGGTGATCTTAGACGCCATATGAGTGAGAAAGAAACTGAGTGGAAAGAAAAGTTTGAAACCCTTGAAGGTAGAATGAATGACTCTTCTATTCGCCCACCTAAATCTGAAGAAGATGTACAAGCTTGGATAGATAAATACCCTGATGTTGCTACTATTGTAGAAACTATTGCTAGTAAAAAAGCAGAGTCAATGTTTAGTAAAGCAGAAAAACGGTTACAAGAAATAGATGATGCTAATTATGAAAGCACTCGACTATCCTATGAGAGTAAGATCAGGAAAACACATGAGGACTTTGATGATTTAAAAGGTTCAGATGAGTTTCACGATTGGGCAGATGAGCAACCTAAGTGGGTTCAAGATGCTTTGTATGAAAACCCTGACGATCCTGCATCTGTCATACGAGTTATTGATCTTTATAAATCTGATAAAGGTTTAACTAAAGTAGCCAAGAAAGCTAAGACAAAAGAAGCAGCAAGTGTTGTAAGTAAACGCAGTAAGACTTCTATTGATGCTAGTGAAGGTGAAAATATGATTAAAGAATCTGATGTTGCTAAAATGTCAGACAAACAGTTTGAGAAAAATCAAGAAGAAATTACCCTTGCAATGCGTAATGGTAAATTTATTTACGATATTTCGGGTAATGCCCGATAATAACTATTGACAAAAAACAAAATGTCAATATAACTAAGGGTATAGTAACAAAGAGCCTCCTTTAAGGACTACCTCAATTACTAACCCTTTTCACATAAAGTCTAAACACGGATAAGAACTACCTGACTAAGTACAGGCCCAGTAGTATAATGGTTGGCAAACTGTAATACATCTGCACCCTAGAAAATAATCAGCCTCTTACTAATTCTGTTTAGCTTACTTAAGCCAAACAATATCATAGGAGGATTTACTATGGCTTTTACAACCGCAACAGGTTATGGGAACTTACCAAACGGTAATTTTAGTCCTGTAATCTATTCCAAAAAAGTACAGCTTGCGTTCCGCAAGTCTACTATTGTTGGAGACATTACTAATTCTGATTATTTTGGGGAGATTGCCTCACAAGGTGATACCGTCAAGATCATTAAAGAACCTGAGATTTCAGTATCTGAATATGCACGTGGCACAAATGTCACAGCACAAGATTTAGAAGATGAAGATTTCACACTAGTCATTGACAAAGCTAATTACTTTGCTTTTAAGATGGACGATATTGAGGAGGCACACAGCCACATCAATTTCATGGACCTTGCAACCAGCCGTGCAGCATACCGTCTTGCTGACAACCATGACCAAGAAGTTCTTGCGTACATGTCAGGCTATAAGCAGTCTTCTTTGCACAGCAAAGGCGATGCCCTTAACACAACTGTTAATGGTTCTAAGGCTGTAGCTACTGCAGGTGCTAACGAACTGCTCTCCTCTATGCAATTGCATAAAGGTGACTTTGGCAACATTACTACTTCCTCTGCTGGCACTCACTCAATTCCTGTGACTGCACGTATGCCCGGTGCTACTTCGTTGCCAACTGCAACTGTATCTCCTGCAATGATCATCTCACGTATGAAACGTTTGCTTGATCAACAGCAGGTTGATTCACAAGGTCGGTGGCTGGTAGTTGATCCAGTATTCATGGAAATTCTTGCTGATGAAGATTCACGTTTTATGAATGCAGATTTCGGTGAGTCAGGTGGATTGCGTAACGGTTTGACCGTAAACAACTTCCACGGCTTTCGTGTATATTCCTCGTCCAATTTGCCAGCACTTGGCAGTGGGGCAGGTACAGCAGGTACAGCTAACCAATTGACTAATTGCGGGATTATCGTAGCTGGTCATGATTCTGCTGTGGCAACTGCCGAGCAAATCAACAAAACAGAATCATATCGTGACCCTGACAGCTTTGCTGACATTGTTCGTGGTATGCATCTATACGGTCGTAAGATTCTTCGTCCAGAAGCAATCGTTACTGCCCGTTACAACGCAGCATAAGGGAGTAATATAATATGGCTACGTTTGACATGACTTCCATTGATACTGCTGGTGTTGGGGCAAATGTTCTTGCTGTTCCAACAGTAGTCGGTAATGTGGTTCGTACTATTGAAGCAATTTTAGATATTGATGCTATGATTGCTGCAGGTGCTACCGTTGCTAATGGTGACATTTTCCAACTCTTAGAAGTTCCTGCTGAATCAGTGGTAGTTGCTGCTGGTGCGGAAATTATGAAGTCTTTTACTGCAAGTTGTACTTGTAATATTGACTTTGGTGGTGGCGATGACATCATTGATGGTGCTGCACTAGATGCTGCTGCTGGTACATACCTTGTAAAAGGTTCTGGCGGTGAAGCTAACATTGTAAATACAGGTGCTGCATCTACATTTGCTGCTGAAGCACTTGCTTGTGTTGGTGCTGCAGATACCATTGATGTTGTTATTGCTGGTGCTGCTGCTGCAACTGGACGCCTACGTGTCTATGCAGTAATTGCAGATGTTTCTGCTGCTCACACTGAGGCTGCAGTAGCTCAACGTGATCTACTGTAATAAACCTACATACTTTGGGGCTGGCTATATGCTGGCCCCATTAGTGTATCAAACTTATGCAACAAAAAATTCTTGGGGCATAAAAGATTTATTTAGGAAACATAATGGCTCTTACTTTTCTTTCATTATCTAATAGTGTTATTACACGTATGAATGAAGTAGAGCTTACTTCTAGTAACTTTACAAGTTCTAGGGGTGTACAAACTCAATGTAAAAATGCTGTTAATGAAGCAATACGTTACATCAATCAAAGAGAGTTTGGTTATTCTTTTAATCATTCTACTAATACTTCTACATTAGTTCCCGGAAAAGTTAGATATGCAGTACCTACTAGTACTAAATCTATAGACTATAATACAGCAAGAATTAAAAAAAGTACTGATTTAAATTCTTCTGGTAATAATCTTACTACTTTAAATTATAATGAATACATACAAAACGAATATGCTAATCAAGAAGATGAAGTAACTTCTACTACTTTAAACGGTTCTCACTCTGCATCTGTAACAACATTAACACTTACATCTACTACAGGTTTTGATGCTTCTGGTACTATACATCTTGGTGGTGAGCAAGTAACGTACACTGCCATATCAGGTAATGATTTGACAGGGTGTACACGTGGTGTTAATAGCACTACTGCTGCTATACATGCAGATGATGTATTTGTAGCACAGTTTGACAATGGTGGTGTTCCTAGAAATATTGTACGTACACCTGATAATAACTATTTACTGTTTCCCTTTCCTGATAAAGAATACATTTTAACTTTTGATTTTTATACATTCCCTTCAGATTTATCTGCACATGGAGACACAACAAGTATTCCTGAAAGATTTGCCCCTGTTATTGTAGATGGTGCTTCAGCTTTTGTGTATCAATATCGTGGTGAAACTCAACAATATCAATTAAACTTTACTAGGTTTGAACAAGGTATTAAAAATATGCAAAGTTTACTTATTAATAAGTATGAATATATTAGATCAACAGTAGTATTAAACCCAAGAGGTTCTGCTAACTTTATGTCTGGTATTATTTAATGCCTGATAGCTCACAAGTACAACCAGTAGCATTTAACTGTGAAGGCGGTTTAGTTTTAAACCGTTCTAGTTTTATTATGCAACCGGGAGAAGCTACAGAGTTATTAAACTTTGAGCCTGACATTCAGGGTGGTTATCGTAGGATTGATGGCTATCGTAAGTTTGTCAATCAAGCTATTCCTACAACAAGCAACACTTCTGAAAAACCTTTGATGGTTGTAAACTTTGCAGATAAAGTAATAGCTGCTAGGGGTGAAAAAATATTTAGTGCTGCCTCTACTGAAGTAAACATTGCTATTGCATCTAGTACAGGTATGACAGGTTCTGGTAGTATTACAGTAAAGTCTACTACAGGTTTTTCTTCTAGTGGTACAATGCAAATTAACTCAGAAATATTTACTTATACAGGTATATCAGCTACAGCTTTTACAGGTGTAACTAGGGCAACGTCAAGCACTACTGCTGCAGCACACACAAAAGGTAACGTATTATCTGAGGCTTGGACAGAAAGAGACACAGGCAGAACCAATGCTGCTAAGTATCACTTTGAAAGATACAACTTTTCTGGCACAGAGAAACTTATTTGTGTAGATGGTGCTAATGCCCCTGTAATATTTAATTCTTCTATGACTGCTTCTGATGTTAGTGCAAGTGCTGTGGCAGGGTCTACTGTTGTAGCAGCATATAGAAACCATATGTTCTATGCAGGTAAGTCTACTACACCACAAGAAATAGTGTTTAGTGAACCCTTTGATGAGGATGGATTTAATGCAGGTGACGGTGCTGGTAGCATTAAAGTTGATGATACAGTAGTTGCACTTAAAGTCTTTCGTGACAGTTTGTTTATTTTTTGTGAGAATAGAATATTTAAACTTACAGGATCAACACTTAGTGACTTTGCAGTACAACCAGTAACAAGAAACATTGGATGTATCAATAGCTTTACCGTACAGGAATTTGCAGGTGACTTAATTTTTCTTGGTCCTGATGGGCTGCGTACTGTTGCTGCTACTGCACGTATTGGTGATACAGAGCTAGGTACTATTAGTAAAAATATTCAGTCTGTATTTGATGAAAACATTAGTGATGCTGCATCTTTTGACAGTGTAGTTATACCAGATAAAACACAGTATAGAATATTTTTTAATAAAGATGGACAGAATGCTGTTCTTTCAAAGGGTGCTATATGTGTACTAAAGAAAGAAGCATTTGAGTTTTCAGAAATACTTGGACTACAAACAACTTGTACTGACACACATATTATAGCAGGTGACGTATTTGTATTACACGGTGACGTTAATGGATTTATACAAAGACAAGAAGCTGGCAATACCTTTGATGGAACTGTTATAGAGGGTAAGTATAGAAGCCCTGATATGGCTTTTGGTGATCCCGGCATACGTAAACATATGCAACGTGTTATTATTAACTATAAACCAGAAGGCACTATTGACGCCGATTTGTTTGTACGTTATGATAACGAAGATAGAAACTCTTCAAGACCTGCTGTGTATCCATTTGATACAAGTCAATTAGCTGCTGCATATGGTAGTGCAGTATATAGTACAACTTCTAGCACAACTCAATTTCTTTATGGGGGTGGTGCAGAACCACTTGTAAGACAGTCTGTAGAAGGTTCGGGTTTTTCTGTAACATTAAAAGTAGAAGATGACGGATTAACCAACCCCTACTCACTCAAAGGGTTTCAGTTAGAATATCAATTAGGAGCAAGACGTTAAATGGGTGCTACATATACAAGACAGTCAACATACGCAGATGGCGATACCATTACGTCAGATCACACCAATGATGAATTTGACCAGCTTCTAGCAGCCTTTGCAGCAAGTACAGGCCACACACATGATGGCACTACTGCAGAGGGTGGACCTGTTACTAAGCTACTTGGTACTTCTCTTACATTTGGTAATGGTACTTCAGGTACAGACATTACAGTAACCTTTGATGGTGAGAGTAATGATGGTGTATTGAAGTGGATGGAGGATGAGGATTACTTTGAGTTTTCTGATGATCTACTTATTGCGGCAGCAGAAAAGATTCAGTTTAGGGATACTGGTCTTTTTATTAACTCTAGTGCTGACGGTCAGCTTGACATTGTAGCAGACACAGAAGTACAGATTGCTGCTACTACTGTAGACATTAATGGTAATGTTGATATATCAGGAACATTAACTGTTGCTGGTGCTTTAGACTTTGGTGATGCTGCACTTTCTAATGTTGGTGCATTACAACTAGACAGTATTGCAGGTGATGCTGATACAAATACAAGTATTACTTTTAGTGGTTCTGATGTTATTACATTTACTAACGGTGGTGAAACACAACTTACTTTTAATAATGGTTCTATCTTACCTACTACAAACAATGATATAGATTTAGGCTCAGATGCATTAGAGTTTAAAGATATTTATATTGATGGCACTGCTTTCTTAGACACTGCTGATATTGCTAATATTTCAGCAGATACTATTGTGGCTACAAATAAAAAGATACAATTTCGTGATACTGGTTTGTCTATTAATTCTAGTGCAGATGGACAGCTAGATATTATTGCAGATACTGAGGTGCAAATTGCTGCTACTACTGTTGATATTAACGGTGCTGTGGATGTATCAGGAAACCTAGTAGTAGGCGGTGATCTTACTATTACTGGTGATGACCTAATAATGAATACTAATACTGCTGGGGCTTTACTTATTGCAGACGGTACAAACTTTAATCCTACTGTAATAACTGACTTATCAGAAATAGGAACTGCTGCTAGTGGTGATATATTATTAGCAATAGATGCTTCTGGTGGTGGACTTAAAAAAATTACTAGGTCTACATTAACAGCAGGACTTGCTTCAGATAGTGCTATCTCTAATCTTGTAGAAGATACTAGTCCACAACTAGGTGGGAACTTAGACACTAACAGTCAAAACATTTTAATTGATGATGCACATTTTATTGCTGATGAAAGTGGTAATGAACAAATTATTTTTCAAACAACTGGCTCTGCGGTAAATCAATTTGATGTAACAAATGCTGCTTCAGGTAATGGCCCTAAATTGTCGGCTACAGGTGGTGATACTAATATTGATTTAGACTTATTAGCAAAAGGTTCTGGTATTGTTAAAGTTATATCACCGGGGGGTTCTGGCAATTCAGGTGCAATACAATTAAATTGTGAGTCTAATTCACATGGGCAGATACTTAAATCTCAACCTCACTCAGCAAGTGCTACAAACACTATGTTATTACCAGAGGGTGCTAATTCAACCTTAGTGTCATTGGTATCTTCAGATACACTTACAAACAAAACTCTTACTGCACCTAAGATTGCTGATGGTGGTTTTATTGCAGATGCTAATGGCAATGAGTTGGTTGTGTTTCAAACAACAGGCTCTGCAGTTAATGAACTAGAAATTACAAATAATGCCAGTGGCAGTGATCCTATTATTGCAGCTACAGGTGGTGATACTAATATTGGTATCACACTTACACCAAAAGGTACAGGTGTAATTACTATTGCTGCAGGTAATTTAGACTACGGTGGAACAGCCGTAACTTCTACAGGTGCAGAGCTTAATGCCCTAGATGGTATTACTGCAGTTGTAGGAGAATTAAACGCACTAGACTTAGGCAGTACTGCTGTAGGCACAGCTATTGCTTCTAAAGCTGTTATACTTGATTCTAATAAAGACTACACAGGTATTCGTAACTTAACAATATCAGGTGAGATTGATGCAGCTACTGGTGATTTTAGTGGTGTTGTAGATGTTGCTGGCGCACTAACTACTGCTGCAATAACTGCTAGTGGTATTATTAAAACGGATGACTCTACCGCAGCTACAAGTACAACAGATGGCTCCTTACAAACTGATGGTGGTTTATCTGTAGTTTTAGATGCTGTTATTGGTGATGACTTGTTTATGCTAAGTGATGCATCCGTAATACATTTTGGTGCTGACAGTGATATTACTCTTACACACAATG